AATGCACCAACACCATATCATATCTCTAAGAAGAAGATAGTAGGTGAGGTTGAGGATATAATAGGTAAACCACCTGTGGTCAAACATGAACCATTAAGGATGGCAAAGTATGACCTATCAAAGTATGGTATAAATGATTAATTATGGATTACAAAACTTCAGGAGTTGATATAGAAGCAGGTAATGCTTTTGTAGAAAGACTCAAAGAGAAAGCACCTGCTATAGGTGGATTTGGTGGTGCTTTTAGAATTCCTACTGGATATGAAAAACCAGTATTAATTTCTGGTGCTGATGGTGTAGGTACTAAAATTAATATAGCACAAGTATTTGGTGACTGGACAACTATTGGTATAGATCTAGTTGCAATGTGTGTTAATGATGTTATCTGTAGTGGTGCTGAACCATTATACTTTTTAGATTATATTTCTACTAAGAAGTTGGATGGTAGGGAAGATAAGATAATGGAAGGTATTATCAAGGGATGTGAGATAGCAGGTGTAGAACTTATTGGTGGAGAGACTGCTGAACATGGTCGTTTCGCTAAAGATATTGATCTTGCAGGATTTTGTACAGGTATAGTAGAAGAGAATGAAGTTATAGATGGTAGATTAATTAAAGAAGGTGATGTTGTAATTGGTATAGAAAGTAGTGGACTTCATAGTAATGGATTTAGTCTTATTAATGATATGCTATGGAGGCATAAAATTTATTATAAAGAAACACCAGAATTAATTACTCCAACTAGAATTTATGCAGATGCAGTTAAACGTTTGTTAGATGAAATACCTATTCTTGGTATGGCACATATTACTGGTGGTGGTCTTTTAGAAAATTTACAACGATGTATACCAAAAGGATTGTCACCACATATTGATTGGAATTCTTGGCCAAGACCAGAAATCTTTACTAAGGTTAAGAATTGTGGCGAAATACTTGAAGAAGATATGAGAACCACATTCAATATGGGTATTGGATATTGTATAGTGGTACCACCAGAAGTGGTCAAGGATGCTTTGATAATGATTCATCACCCTTGCCAAGTGATAGGACATATATGCAAGAAGTAGTCTGGTCAATAAATATAATGTGTGCTATACTGTTAATAGCAGTAGCTATTTCGATCTACTGGATCTTTAAATACGATGATTGGTATCCTAATCCCATTACTACTTCTGATTCCGACTCCTCTGAGAGCAGAGGATCAGATCATTAATCCTATCTACGGTCCAGAGATAGAGATGAAGGATCCTATCTTAGATTGGAGTGTTACAGACATGCATGAATTACTTGATGCATTGAAAGATTATGAAGCGGCTAAAAATAGAACACCTATTGATGACATGCTAAATAAAGCTTTACTAGAGTATAACAATGGGAGCGATGACACCGCCGAGCAGGAAGAGCTGCTATAATTTTAGAGTTACGAGTATAGATAAGGTATTAGATGGCGATACTATTGACGTTACTATTGACCTCGGCTTTGATTTATACAAGAAAGAAAGAGTTAGAATTGCAGGAGTTGATACGCCAGAGAAAAGAACAAGAGACTTGGAAGAGAAGGCACTAGGAATCGATGCAACAAACTGGCTCAAAGAAAAATTGGAAAGCACTCTGGCTGGCGATGATGAGCTCACTATTCGCACTGAGCTTCATGGTGGTGTCGGCAAGTACGGTCGGCTTCTGGGTTGGCTTTACGTTGGGGAGGAACCAATCTCACTTAATGAACAAATGATAAAGGAGGGTTATGCTTGGGAATATGATGGTGGCACTAAACAAAAAAACTTTGAAGAGCTACGTGAAATTAGGAGAACGTTTGGGACTTTGGACCAGTCTTGATCAAAAAACACTAGATACTAAAGGAATAGTTGTTAATAGATTGATTATAGAATTTAAAAAATGAGTAAATCACAAGAGATATACTTAGGTAATCCCAATCTTAAGAAAGCAAACGTTACTCAGGACTTTACTAAGAAACAAGTTTCTGAGTATTTAAAGTGTGCTAAAGATCCTGTGTACTTTATAAGAAAGTATATCAAGATCGTATCTCTTGATGAAGGTGTCATACCATTTAAAATGTATGATTTCCAAGAGGGGATGGTTGAGAAGTTTCATAAACATAGATTCAATATAGCGAAGCTTCCTCGTCAGTCTGGTAAATCTACAATTGTTACAGCATATCTATTATGGTATGTTCTTTTTAATGCTAATGTAAATGTCGCAATCCTCGCAAACAAAGCACCCACTGCAAGAGAAATGTTGGGCCGCCTACAACTTTCTTATGAGAATCTCCCTAGATGGTTGCAACAAGGTATTCTCGGTTGGAACAAAGGGTCACTCGAATTGGAGAACGGAAGTAAAATCCTCGCTTCTTCTACTTCTGCTAGTGCTGTACGCGGTATGTCCTTTAACATTATATTTCTGGACGAATTCGCGTTTGTTCCGAATCATATTGCTGAACAGTTTTTTGCTAGTGTCTATCCTACTATATCTTCTGGTAAATCAACAAAAGTTATTATCATATCTACACCACATGGTATGAATCAGTTTTATAAACTGTGGCATGATGCGGAAAGAGGATCAAATAACTATGTTGCAACAGAAGTCCATTGGTCTCAGGTACCTGGTAGAGATGCTAAATGGAAACAACAAACTATTGAGAATACATCTGAAGCACAGTTTAGAGTTGAGTTTGAATGTGAGTTTTTAGGATCTGTCGATACTCTTATATCACCTAGTAAATTGAGGATCATGCCCTATGAAGATCCGTTTAAAGAAAATAGAGGTTTAGCACTTTATGAACAAGTCATTAAAGACCACAATTATATACTTACAGTTGACGTATCTCGTGGCATTGGCGGTGATGCTTCAGCATTTTGCGTCATAGATACAACCACGTTACCATATAAAATGGTAGCAAGATATAAGAACAACCAGATTAAACCAATCGTTTTACCGAATATAATAGTTGAGGTAGCTAAGAATTATAATAATGCATATATCCTTTGTGAGGTAAATGATATTGGTGGACAGGTAGCAGATATTATTCAGTTTGATTTAGAATATGAGAATCTTCTTATGGCAGCAATGCGGGGAAGAGCAGGGCAACAATTAGGACAGGGATTCTCAGGTAAGAAAACACAGTTAGGTGTGAAGATGAGTTCAACTGTTAAGCAAGTTGGATGTTCTAATCTTAAAGCATTAATTGAAGATGATAAGTTGCTTATCCCAGACTATGACACCATATCAGAACTAACTACCTTTATTCAAAAGGGACAATCATTCCAAGCAGAAGATGGATGTCATGATGATCTTGCTATGTGTTTAGTTATTTTTGCATGGATGGCTATGCAAGAATACTTTAAAGAAATGCATGATAATGATGTACGAGCAAGAATATATGCAGACCAAAGAGATTCTATTGAACAGGACATGGCTCCATTTGGTTTTATTAGTGACGGACTAGAAGAAGATGTTATTGTAGATGCTCAAGGAGAGCGATGGGAACTCGCGGAATATGGAGATGTTCAGCACATGTTAGACTTTAGGTGACGTTTCAAAAATATAAATAATCTTAGACAACCGATAACGGCATTTTATCTAGGAGTATATAAACATGGCAGCCAATCAATCATCGCCAGGTGTAGTCGTACAGGAAAGAGATCTGACAACCGTCTCAACTGTATCTTCTGCAAACGTAGGCGTACTTGCAGCACCTTTTGAATCTGGACCCGTTGAAGAGATCGTAGAGATATCTTCTGAGCGTGCATTGGCAGAGAGATTTGGTGAACCAAATGATGCAAACTATGAATACTGGTTTACAGCATCTCAATTCCTCGCATACGGTGGTCTTCTAAAAACTATTCGTGTTAACTCTTCAACTCTTAAGAACGCAGTTGACACTGGAACTGCTCCATTAATTAAGAATTTCCAAGACTACGAAACAACTTACGAGCCAGCAAACAACTCTTGGACATGGGCTGCTAAGACTGCTGGAACAAAAGGTAATTCAATAGGTATATTTGTAACTGATTCTGGTGCTGATCATATTGCAATTCTTCCAGCTCCTAGTTCAGGTAACGAATGGGAGTATGTTGCTAATGCTGCTTTAACTGCTGCATCTGGTGCTGCTGGTAAAGTTTACAAGTATTCACTTCTTCTTGATATTGATACCATCGTTGGTTCATTTACTCCTGGTGTTGCTACTACAATTAATATCGGTGGTTCACAAGAAAGTGTTAATGTTCTTGCATACGATGCAACTAATAAGAAATTAGAAATTGATCTTCCTAGTGGTGGTGTTACTGGTATTATTGCCAATGACCAAGCAATCACACAAGGAACAAACACTGCTGCTGTTAATACAACAATCGAGCGTCGTCTTTATATTGTTAAGGATAAAGGAAGTATCGACTTTGCTACTAGTGATGTTCTTGCAGACACAAACTCCAACAACGCAACTGTTTCTTCCGTTCGCACTGAGTATGCAGAGCGTGAGTATCTTCCTGGTGTTAAGTGGATTAACGTTGCTCCCCGTCCAGAAACTTCACAGTATACAGATCAAGTAGGTGGACATCGTGACGAACTACACATTCTTGTAGTTGATATCGATGGTAAGATCACTGGTACAACTGGTGCTTTACTTGAGCGTTACATTGGTCTTTCTAAAGCATCTAATGCTAAGACTTCTGTTGGAGAAACAAACTACTACGTTGATGTTCTGAAGCAACGTTCACAGTATATCTACTGGGGTGAGCACGAGGGAACTACTTTCGCTGCTACTGCTACTGCTGCTGATGGTATTTGGGGACAAACTGCTGATGCAAGACAGTTTAACTTACTACAGAGTTCTACAGGTACTGTTGATTTCCCTGCTGGCGTAACAACTGTTGCTACTAAAAAGAATGCAACTTACTACTACCGTTTAGCTGGTGGTGCAGACTACGCAGTTTCTGGTGGACAGTATAGTGTATCAAACACAGATGTCACAGGTGCATATCAACTAGTTGAAGATCCTGAGTCACAAACAATCGATTTCCTATTAACTGGTCCTTCTGGAACAGATGATCCTAGTGCAATTGCTAAGATTACTGGTCTAGTTAATATCGCTGAAGAGCGTCGTGACTGCATGGTATTTGTTTCACCTCGTCGTGCTAACGTTGTTGGTCAAACTAATACAACTACAATCACAACAAGTATTGTTGACTTCATGAAGCAACTACCAAGTTCTTCTTACTTGGTCTTTGATTCTGGTTACAAGTATATCTACGACAAGTATAGTGACGTATATCGTTACATTCCTTGTAACGGTGACATGGCTGGTTTATGCTTACAGACAACTGAAGTTTCTGAAGCATGGTTCTCACCTGCAGGATTCCAACGTGGTGTTCTAAGAAATGCTATTAAACTAGCATATACACCAACTAAGACTCAGCGTGATAACTTATACGCAAATAGAGTTAACCCAATCGTAGCATTCCCTGGTCAGGGTGTGGTACTATTCGGTGATAAGACTGCTCTTGGATTTGCAAGTGCATTCGATAGAATTAACATTCGTCGCTTGTTCCTTGTTATCGAAAGAGTTATTCAAAGTGCTGCTAAGTCACAACTCTTTGAACAGAATGATGAGTCACAAAGATCACTCTTTGTTAATATCATCGAACCTTATCTAAGGGATGTTCAAGGACGTAGAGGTATTACTGACTTCATTGTTAAATGTGATAGCACAAACAACACTCCTGAAGCAGTTGACCGTGGAGAATTCTATGCTGAGATCTTCATCAAGCCAACACGCACAATTAATTACATCACTCTAACCTTCGTTGCAACCAGAACTGGTGTTGCATTTACTGAGGTTGCTAACTAAATAGTCACGAGTTCGAGATGGATCAGAGACCCGCAAGGGTCTCTTTTTTTTGCGTGAAAATATTAATACTTCTAAATATAATGGAAAGGAGTACTTCTAGTTTTTTATACTATCATGGCA